GAAATCGGCATCCTCTATCCAGTAATGCCTCTCGACCGTGAGCAAGCCATAGCGGAAAGTCCCGGAATTGAATATGCCGTACAGCACGCCGTCACGGAACACACAGTTTTTACGTGTCTTTCCGTCGTAACTCACTTCGCAACAACAACCGGCCTCGTCCTTGTAGATGAACTTAAACTTCTTCGTCTCGGCATCGATCGGGCTCCCGTTCTTGTCCTCAAAGCCAATGGTAAACTTAATATCCTCCCACGAGTATTTCACTACGGGATCTTTATCAATCATCGATCAATCTCCTATAATCTTAAATATGCTACGCTTGCTTATTGGCTTTTCGCAAACACAGCATTCTTCCGAATCATTAATATAGTACAATACCTCCTCTACATATTTCAATCCGATAGAATAAGTATCATCGGCTATCATTTGTCGTTCCTTTAATTCTGTATGCGAAGAATAAGCATCGTTGTTATTCATAGTTCCAAACCTCGTCGGCAAGCTATTACCGAATTTTACGACACGTGAATAGGCCAGATAGGCAACAGCTTTCTTCAACCCTCCGATAATGCGGTCTTCTCCTTTCTTCGACTTATACAGACCCCCATTTAGTAAGATTGTATCTTTACTCTGCATTATCTTTTGAAACAGAGTATCACCTACTAGATAGCGAATGTCTATATCTATCGCCTCGTCTATCGCTTTATTGGCAATTTCCTTATCTGCATAACAAGGCCTTGCCAATGTCGATATATCAGTTGGTGTTATTAGTACTGCCATACAACATCGATTGTATTTTAAAAGTATCAGACGTGAGTTCTCCGAATGGTTGTTCATACCAATTCTTGAATATAGATAACAAGGCTCTCGATATTGCCCTCTGCTCTTTGGTTACCTTACCCGAATAGTAGGAATAAGCGTCAGCCAATATATCACCAGAGAAGCCGAGCTTTCCTTTTCTTATTGCCAAAAATGCTTCTTGGTTGAATGCTGAATAGATATTATCTATTATGCTATCCGCCGTTACGGTAAATTCCTTATCATAATTGTTGGTCGACAAACTTATAAATTCAGGAGATTGCTCGTCAGCTCCTATCTCTATCTCTACTATCTTGCAAGCATTAAAATCTCCCTGTAAGTTTTTCAACACAGGAGAATATTCACTTTCGTAACTCTCATGTCCGTAATATCTCCTTTCATCGTCAAAATAATTCTCTTGAATATCTGTTCCTTTCCTTGTAATCAATGCCCCGCTCGGCAAGAAGTTATTCCGGGCGTTGCGATAACGTACATTGGCAAGTCCTTCATCTGTACTCATATCCGTGATAACAGGGTCATACACCGGAAGAGGGTAAACCATGTTGCCATTCCTCGAATACCATAACACCTGCCCCTTATACTCATTTATCCCAACCTCTTCAATTTCGGGAATTGCAGAATTGGGATCGAAAACATGAATGAAACTAATGTTCGGCTTGTTGACTTGAACTCGTTTTCCATTCCTAGTTTCCTCACCCGTCCAGTTAGGGTGAATGGCTATTTCTGTCACTTTACCGTAATCGTTTGGCTCTTTAAGTCTCGTTGTAATGAAGGGGATATGATGAATGTTGCGAATCTTTCCTAATACGTCATAATTGGCATGTATTGCAAAACCTCCGAACTTTGCAAGATCATTTGCTAACAATCCCAACAAGTCATCTAGTGTATCTCCGCTTTTGTTGATTTTGTAATCTGAAATTATTTGAGAGTTAAATCCATTCCCTTCTATGAAATCTGCATAGCGAGACAAACAGCCGGAGGCGATAGACGACGATGCTACCACCTCGGCTAATTTATTTGGATACAAATTATCTTCACCATAGCTCTGTATATTCAGGCTACTCAGATAATTCGTGTTAATCCTCTTTTGAGGCTCCTTTACGGCTTTTAGATTCATAGAACTCGTCAGGGATTACAGAAAACATGGTTCGCAAGCCGGGGTTATTGGTCAGATATTCTTTTGCTATATCATCGGTAAGGTTCTCATTCGTGTAAACACGTGGGTCACCGAACACTTGAATCACAGCTCCGGGTTTTAATACAAATTTCGATTTCTCTTTCATCTTCTTGTTCCTTTTTAAATAAGTGAATGTTTCAATCAATGCATCTCTATGCTTATCCTTGCAGTTACATTTCCGAACTTCTTTTTTCAAGGATTCATTATAGAGTTTCTCGATCGTTCGATGATCCTCCTGCGATAGGGAGTTTATTCTCCCTATCAACTCGGAGGATAATTTCATCGCTTCTTCATAGGTCATACACCGGGAGAAGGATTAACCAACGAATTAATCATCGCCAGCGTCGCTTCATAACTGGTCTTGAACAAATAAACTTCTGCCACAGGGCTTTCTGTTTCAGTCATGGTAACCTGCCAGCCACCTTGTGTATCCGAGCTATACGGGTCACGAGTCGCTGCCGTTGCGAACATGCCTTGTTTTATACCGAAAACTTCAAAGGAACTGTCTCCCTTCGTACCTTGTGTGGCACTAAGATTCTTCCATGTGTTTTCGAGAATCACGACATACTTACCGTTGAACAAGGGGTCTATCACTGTTTCAGCAATCTTGGGACCTTTGTTCAATATCGTAAATTGGACATTTTTAGTTACCGTATTGGAAATTGTTCCAACGGCCAGTTCAGAGGTAGATCCCGTATAGGGTGTATTTCCTCTTTGAACGATTTCATAGGCCTTTTTCCCGTCTTTTAGAACAAGGTCGGAAATCGTATTCGCACCAGAAAAGGTGGTGGCCGTAAAATCGATATCGTCCCAGTTAATAATTATTCCTTTGTGCTCATACCCCTTTGTAATAGGATCGTCACAGTTCGGCACCATTCCTGCCGAAATCAAACTAACACAGTCTGTTGCCATTTCATTTTCCCTTCTTAAAAAATTTATTTAACATGCTACTTGAACTAACTCATCTTCTGCTATTAAAGTACCGAGGTCTCCTGTCGAATAAATTTGAGTTTGTCGTTTTTCCCGATTAAAGAAAATATCCAAATCTGAAATCAATTCTCCGGGAGCCCCCACAAGTAAATTCTTCGGCGAAGTGTAAACAGCTCGGTGAGGAATGTTCAACTTCGTCTTATCATTTTGATATTTTTGAATCATTCTGTCCCAAATCGAGATGGAATAAATAGGAACACCATTGTATTGCGTCATTTGAACACCATCGAAGATTACTGTCCAAGGCATTATATCTCGGTAAGTTTTCTTAACATCTTGCGTCAATGCGTCTGCCAATGATTTTGTCATAAAAATAGCTGCCCCATCAAGGGTAGAAATTCTTGGGTCTGCTTCCATCAACATGGAGTCTACTATGCCCGTTGCAACACCGGATTCTAATAATTTCGATTTTTGAAGGGCTGCCGTTGTTTGCGAATTTGCCGCAATTGCTGTTTTCTGAGATTCATTATCTGTAATTATTGCAAACAGTCGTTTCCAGAATCCATCGGCAACTGTAAACAAGTTGGTATTAACCCCGTCTGTTATCTGACCACTTCCTCCGGTTATATTCTTTGCGTCCTTGTCGCCGAACCAAATTAACCGCCACATCATATTTATCATGGCCTTTTCCAATGCCGGTCGATAGACAACATTCATATATTCGATAGAGGTCATGTCGCCCTTATCCGTGCCTGTTTTCAGCGTATATTCGGCTACTGTACCCATAATATCGTCATAACAGAGCTTTAAGGGTATTTCCCATTCTCCCAATTCCCACTCTTTTTCGTTCGCCTCAATGGAAGCAGATACATAAGTAGGATTACATCGGTTCGTCAGTTTCGTTCCTACATCTTCCATATCTCCTATGAACCCTAATTTCTTACCGTTTCTCGCACTAGTCATCAATGTAAATAGCGCTTCAAGGCTTTCGTCCTTGAACGTTGTCATCGGAATTAACTCCTGCAACGTTTTTATCGCCCCATTATCAGGGGTCAAATCTTCAAAAGTTCCCATAATAACCTAAACAATCTCTTAATATTACCTATTTTCTTTTTCGCTTTTCAGCCTCATGGGCTTTCGCTCTCTCTTTCCTCTCCCTTAATTCCTTTTCAAGGACGTTTTCCTCTGCTACCGGATCTTTCTTTCTAGCCGGATTTGGTTTAGGGGGCACATAATTGCTAGTCGTCACTCTGTCAAGCCATTGTTTGCCCCCTGCCGCTTTAACTTGGGCTAGAATAGCAGACTCCTCGTCGCTTTTTCCCTTCGCTCTTTCTGATTCCAGCTCCGTTGTAAGTCGGGCAATCTCAGCTTTAAGTGCTTCCACATCTTCGCCTCCATCAGGGACTGCCTCACGAATCTCGGTAATCACGCCGTCAGATACGATAATCGTTCTCCCATCGGGCATCAACCATTCACCGTCAGGGCTGGCGGCATCACCTACCTCCGGATCTCCTTCTTCTCGTTCTACTGTCAATACTTGCCCGTCCTCAGTTTGCAGCTCGATGTCTTTTGCACCTGACAGACCGAGTGCTTGCGCCAACACATTCAGCGCATCTTTCAGATTCTTTTTACTCATGTTTTTTTTATTTTTGTTTGTATTGGAAATAGCCGAAATCGGCTCGATTATTTCCGTTATGAATCCCAAATCCTTAGCTTCCTGCATGCTCATATATCGTTCCTCTTTCATCAGAGTGGCGAGAACTTCCCTATCAGCCCCGGTGCGCTCTACATAGAAGTCAAGAATCTTATTATCCTCCGACCTCAAATCATTAGCTTTTGCTTCCAGTTCTTCCGCCGTGGCATTCTCTATATAAAAATCACAAAATCGGGTATTGTGAATCAGAAGCCTCTGGTTCTTATATCCTTTACGTACCGAACCGGCGAGCAGGACTACCGTCGCCATAGAGGCGCACACACCGGCCACTTCTGTTATTATTTTTTTTCCGGTCGCCCTCAATTTGTCAACGATAGCCCAGCCCTCGGCTACATCTCCGCCCGGACAATGAATGCGAACCTCTATCGAATCGTCATCTTCCGGTATCTGGCTTACAAAATCGTCTACATCGATGAAAGAAACTGCATTGTCCCCGAAAAACTGCAATAATGCTTTTTCCGACTCATTCGCTATTTGAGAATATATTTTTAATACCATTATCCAATCATTGGTTTATTCCAAATTTACGAAGGAATAACCTATCAAACAGAATGATAAGAAGGGATTCAACTGCACGGATTTTGCAGCAAAAAAAATGGCGCATATCCTCACGGACACACGCCACTCGAAACACAACACATATAATTAAACAACGGAATCGAACTTTTTCAAGATGTAATAGAATTTTCTCGGCCTTATCTGGTACTCATCGCTCAATTTCTCGGCGATATACGATACTTTTAACCCTTCTCCCTTCATCGTTAGGAAACGCTTGTACATTTCAAGGTACTTAACATCGTCCAGATTGACTCCGGCACGCCTCATCGCCTCCAATATGGGACGGCTTATCTCTATACATTCGTGGACTTTCATGAATTGAACAATTAAATTGAACCTAAATTCTCTACCACTTTAACCTGTGAACCCACCTTGTTAATCTCCGTAACGGAAACAATCGGGTGGACATCTTGCATGCCTCGTGCAATGGCTCGTGCAATCATCTCCTCACCGAGAGCCTGACTACTTTTTTCCCGGACTTGTATGGGCACGCCTCCTCCGGCTACATTAATAGCAGACAGTAGCGGAGCGAACATGGAGGTAGCTCTTGCTGTCATCACGCTCTCACCGTTAGACAACATAGCGGGTATGCTGTCGCTCGTTCCCGTTCCGGGGCCTTCTACAAGACCACCATCGGCAAACTTGGCCGAGTTTATAATTCCTATCGCGGTTGTCATATTGGTGATTATCGTCGCGATTAAAGAAACAGCTTCTGCAATACCAAAAATACCTTTTGTAGCAGACGCAGCAACAGCCGATGATATTGCTTTTCCTGTGTTAATAGCCACTTCTGCCAATGCTAATGTTTTCGATAAAATCATAAATGCCTTGTTGTCCTCTCCAAGCTGCTCGAATAACCCCGATAGAGCTCCTGTAATTTGAGATGCCGCTTCGAACTTCGCTTGTTCTATTTCTATTTCCCTCTGTGCAAGTTCCTCTTTGGCATCCAAATATTCCTGCTGGGCTTCGAGTTGTCGAGCTTTAAACTCGGCATCGCTTTCTCCCTCTAACTGCTGTAAGGAATCAAGCCGTTTCTTGGCATTTTCAAGCTCGACTTGTAACTCATCTTCTCCGGCTATCTTTGCGGCTGCCAACCTGTTAGACAGTTCGAGCTCCAATGCTTCCATAGCTTTCTCTTGCTTTTTCCGCTCATACTCAGATGTCATTTCGTCGAGTTTCTTTTGATAACGGTCCTCAATCAGTTGTTTCTGCTCGGCAGTCAGTTTTGTATTGGATAGTTCTATCTCCTTTTCCTTTTTGAGTTGTTCAGCTTTCAAGCTATATTCCTGAATTGTACCCTCTGTTGCCAATTGAAGCCTCTGCTCAATATAAGCAGCTTCTTGCTCTAACTTTTCCCGAATCGATTCCTCATTCACTTCTGCTAACTCTGCATCTCTCTGCTTTTCCAAGTTGGCTATTGTGGCACTCATGGCGGCCTTCGCTTCGGTCGTTAGATTCTCTTCTGTTTCCATTCGCTTCTTTAAATCTGCTATCTGATCATCATAACTTGCATTTATGTCTGCTTTCTGTTTTTCAAAACTATCTTTAATTAGCGCATTTTCAGAATCACGGAGAGCACGCATAGCTGCAAGCTCTTTATCCGAACGCTCTTGCACTAATTGTAACCGTTGTTCCTCCTCTTGATTTAATTTAGTTTGAGCCTCTGAACGTTGTGAATATAACTCCCTTGTTTTTGTATTATATTCTTTTTGAACATTGTACAAATTAGCTTCTGCTTGTGCCAATTCATCATTCACTTCTTTACTATTTTTTGTTCGCTCAGCTTCTTTTTTAGCTATTTCTAATCTCTGTTTCGCTTGTTCCAACTCATTATCTGCCATAGCTTTTTCCTTATCTATGGCTTCATTCAAGAATTGTATGCGTTCTTCTGCTGAATATTTATCCTTCTGAGCAGATTTCGCCCTCAAATCAGAGGCTTCCATACTTAATTTCGCATTCTCTACAAGGTCGCTCCTTTCTTTATTGGCTAAATCTAATTTCTGCTTTTCAAGTTCTATATAATCCTTTGAATTTTGATTTATACTATCTCCTACTCCAATAAAATCCAAAAAAGCACCCACCAAACCAGTAACAGCTTGTGCGGCAGAAAGAAAAACATCTACAATAGATTCCACAACCCTTGTTATTCCGTCCATTGCCATTTTCAACGGAGCCAATACCTGCTGCAACTTAACATATTGTTCTTCGTTGTTCTTTGCTGAATTTGCCAGTTTCAAGAATAATGCCGTAATGACACTTATAACAGCAATTACCGGGTGAGATTTAAGAAGATCAAAAGCCTTGCTTACCCCTATAACACCATTCCTTACAGCCTGAATTCCTGCAACAAGCTGATTGTCTCCAAATACGCTTTTGATTGCATTTTCATAGTTACCTACATTCCTGTTGAATCGACCGGTTGCCTCTTCTGCTCCTTTAAGCTCTTTTGTAACAGCATTAATCTTGTCTTGTAATTCTTTCCCTTTCGCCGAATCCCTTTCCGCCTTACTTAGATTGTCATATTCGGCAGTCAGATTGGATAAAGCCGCACGCAGTTGAACAAGTGAACCTCTTAAATCCGATTCAACTTTAATATTATTTTGAATCTCTTTCCTAAGAGCTCGTATCTTTGTAGAATATTCGGTAACATGTTGTTTTGAAAGCTCCATTTCCCGATTATATTCTTCCCAAGAAACAGTCCCTTCCTTTAACCATTGGTTGTACTCTTTTTGCAAATTCTTTTCCCTTTCTATTTGGGTATTCAGCTCCATTATTTGTTTAATTGCTGCTTCTGTATTTGTTTGTACTTTAACATTGAGGATAATCTCTTTCTCTGCCATAACCTAAAACATTTATAGTATTCATAATAATTTAAGTAATTCACACTCTGAATAATCGCCTTGCGACTTTATAGAGATAATAGCAAAAAATGCCGCATATCGCTCTATATACACAGGTATCGTGTAATCGAGGTTTTTCAAATCTATCTCAGTAAGCCTGAATGTGTCCTTAATCACAAACGGCGATTTGATGAGGTCTTGATAAGAAGATAGGCCGAAACGTGATACCCGGTTTTGAAATTTAAGGTCTGAAAAGTCCAAACGGGCATCCTCCTTGCCTTGACTGTCAAAAGAGATTACAAGCTGCATAATCCTGTCTCCGCAATCTTCAAGCTCTACTGTTGTACCGTCTTCGCTCCATTTGAAATATGGAACAGCCCTCATGTCCCCATTGTCACCCCCGGCAGTATAAGGGAGTTTCACTAAGTCTTTTTCATGGTCGAGAGTCTTATTTTGCACAACCATATAGCCGTCTGCACTCTTGGCGTTCTCGTTCTCCTCGTAACGGAAATAGTTCTTCTGTGCAAAGTCCCCAAACGTGTACGAGGTCTCTTTGGCCGTCCACCCTGTCGGGACTAATTTCTTGCTCCAATCGACCGCCTTGTCTTTATTATCTATTATCTTGTTTACGGATATGAAATAGACACCGGTATCGCTTTTTATTGCGAACAAGCCGAACAGCCAGCATATTTGCTTTATGAAATCGACTACCGATATATCCGGCAGGTTCGAGCCGATCGGGTAATATTGGTTATAAGATACAGACTGAACATCTTCGCTAAAAATTTTTATATAACTTTTTATAAAACCTAATAACGCCCCATTGTTTATACGTATTCTAATTGTTATATTACTATATTCTGTAATATCAAAAGGTATAACTCCTTTATAAGCACACAATCCAATATCATTTGAGCTAATTTGTAAACTCTTAATATATTGTGCATTTGAATAAAAGGCTAATTCTACCACATTAAGAGTATTATGTTTATTTGTATAAATAAGGATGTCTAATTCCCAGTCAAGAGATGTTTCATATATTCTAACAACATCTCCGTATGTTTCTGTATTAGAAATATTTATACCATCAACTCTATTTATTTGGGTAAATTTCACATACTTAATATCACTATCAAGTGTACCTGTAATATTCGCTTCAAAAAAATTATACTTCGAGCTTGCTTTCTGTGAGATGAGGGGCAAGTACAACAGTTCTATATATTGTTTATAGCTTCCCCAATCCATTGTAAGACCGTAATATGAGGCTATTTCCTCCAACAGCCTCATGCAATTGACCGACGGGTGTATAAATATCTTGTCTCGGTTGGAATCCACATCTATACCCGCATTATGACGGATATAACCGTGTGACAGCTGACCGTTAACCAGTCCGTTGTCGTATGTCGTAGAGCTGTTCCACGGCAAAGCCATATCGGCAAACTCCTGTATGCTCTTATCATCGTTCATGAGCTGAATAAATTTCTCACTCATTCCCCAAGTTAAGGCCACATCAAACCCATCTTCGCTACACGATATAAGAACGGCTTTTGCGTCAAATAGCTTTACCCCATTCCTGTAATACTCCGCATTGAAATAGTCCCTCATCATGTAACTCTCATGACCGGCAACATCGGGAAAATCCAACAGCCGTATATTCTTATTCGTCCTCGGTAACTTTATCGTATAACTGTTCGAGGCTGTTATCTTGGAAATGTCCCCCAACAAATTGCTCTTGAAATTGAGTGTTATCTCACTGTCGCCCAAATCGACACTTTCACCCTTGATATATAGTTCCTCTTTCATATCTTTATTGTTAACTCTTCGGGTAATTCAATCTTGAAAACAAAATCTTGAAGTTCAGCACTCGTCCGCTCAAAATCCCCAGTCTGTACATTTACTCTGATAAACGCATTTGCTTTTATATCGAACATGTAGACCATCGGGGAATATAACACTTCTTCAACATAATCATATATATTTTTTTCAGCCAATGGGAGAGCGAGGGTTAATACCCGTTTCGCAGTTTTATTCAATTGATTCACTGTATCGTTCAATCGTAAATCGTAAATATTTTTTTTATTATAATCTTCTCCATCAACTTTAAGCATATCTCCTTTTTTCTTAAAAAGAAAATAGCTCTTGCCTCCCCAATGATTAAGCCACATAAGATATATCCCACTTATACAAGTATCTATATCTACCTCATACTTAACATTTGACGATTGATTTAATAAAACGAATGGATAATTATTATATGTATTAGTATTAAATGATTTAAGCATTGAAACTGTATAATTGCCATAATACACACCCGATGAATTAAGACTAATCAATGCGTTCCCAGGTTCTCGATGTCTGTATCTAATATCTGATTCATTAGAATATTTAACTGCTCCTCCTATCATTAAAGGAAAGTCCAAAGAAAAAGGGAAATTAACGAAACTCTTTACCTTTATACTACGACCTCTATCAAATATAGAATCATAAGGTCTCATCGCACCAAATATAATCGTATAATTATCTATACTATATACATCTGTACCATCATTTGTAATTACATTAAATGATAAACTCAACGTATTAACACATGTTTCTGATTTTCCGTCTGAAAATGGATTTAATCTTTCTAAATCAATAAATTCACGTAAAATATAACTTATGTCTCTTTTAGCCACTGTAACCTCGTTGAACACCCATGTCTCCCTATATGATTTTCCCTCTTTATCTGCAATAGATATTTCAACTTTATTAATTTCAGTCATTGGCGCACCAATTTGAACTATGTTCGGAGAAAATACATAGCCAATATCATTCAGTTCAATCTGCGTAAATTCATTACTACCATTAAGAATCATAATCTTTCTAATATTTCAAGTTTATACTCTAAATAAATCTTATCTTCTACCCGTCTAAGAAACTCATCTATAAAGGGAGTGTAAATGTCTGCTCGTCCTCCTTCCCTATATAGCTTCGTACCCTTTGTGGCTATCGTATGGCTTATAGCTCCTGCTGCCATATTCAGGCTTCTTTCCTCGACCGTATATTTCGGTTGCCAGTTCTCAGACGGTTGGCGAATGTATGGAACTTGCCTTACCGATATTCCTTTGTCAATAATCCATTGCCTGATAATATCTACCATATTAGATGGAACACCCCCCGCAGCCCTACCTTTCTCAACCGTGGAAAATGCAGGTCGCCCTAGTAAATAGGCTTCGATTTCCTTTTCATTGCCTTCTATATAGACCTCGATACTATCGGCCGTCTGTCCCGTTACCGTTGTTCCGGTAGCTCTCAACTGTTCTACAATCTTGCCTTTGAGCCACTCCAATTCTTCTTGTAGAATTTCCCTTATACGCATTTTCCTGTCGATTCTTTAAGATTCAAAGAAACTGATACACCTGAACACTGTATCGCCATATCCCTGATTACATCATGGCAACTCCATGCGGTTATTGGTTCAAAATATCGGGTGTCGTTTACCCGAATGACAAATTCCTCGACGGCAGAACGCATTCGCTCTATAATAGCATTCGTATCTTCTCCTTCCGGATCTATTCCCTCATGGTCGAGAAAGAATAACAAAGGCTCTATATTCTTCTTCAACATTCCCGAAACTGTTATTTCTCCTCCTCCATTGATAGGCATTACATACAATACGGCAGGAAGTTGTTCCGGCTGTTGAAGCCACTGGTTCAAATGATATATATCTCCTATTGAGAAAGAGAAGCCCATAGACTCTACAATCTCCCTTATCTTATCTTCCATCATTTTTTCTTGTATATTAACTTTTGCAATCTCCTTTGATAAGCGACTACTTCGTTATCCATTTTCAGACATTGATAGATAACTACCCACGGCACACATTGAAGAACATAATCATGATCTATTATTCCCATACGTTTGGCATAAGAATCGACAATACCGAATGTGCCAAAATTCAACGATGTTACTCCTGCGGCTATCTCCTCCGATGAATAACTCATTGTTTCACCGAGCGCCTCAAACATTTTGGAAACCCTCTTAACCTCATCTATAATCCAATTTCTATATCCAGCCGTGACAGATATATCAGCTTTCAAAACTTCCTCCTCGGTAATTCCCTCAACAATCTGCATGGGCTTTATAAATTCTTCCGAGGTCGTCTTTATTTCCATTAACTGCAACAATTCACCGTACATAATACCGTTTATGTCTGTTTTTAACGGCTTTCCTTTGAATGTAGAAACTCTTTTAGCTCCTTTTACACTTTCTACCGATTCTTCGGTTAAACATTCCATGATGGCTAAAAAATGAGCCGTCGTACATGTTTTTCTTTTTTCTCTTTTCATATATTTCCGAGTTTAAATATCTTCTTATGTTGTGGCGGTGTAAACAATCTATTGAGAGCTACATAGCGGATAGCATCTAGCGAGTGATTGAATAATTCGATAGGCTCATTTGTAGGTTCTCCATCATCTCCTTCTTTCCACTTATAATTTGCCAGCTCTTTCCTTATATTCGTACTTCGCCTTGTCACATGCCACTTATATCTTTTCAATACCGAAATACCTAGTCTTATACTATCATTCCCTTTCTTCGCTCCCTCTATCCTAAGCCCGAACCTCTTCAATTCCTCTATGCTCTTAGGTTCTGCACTATCGGCGATAATGGTAATGGACACCATTCCATTTTGTCGAACGACTCTCGAAATATCGGGATTGGTTACCTTTCCTTCAAATAGAATCTCATCAATCCATAAATCGCCACCAGATAAACGAACATCAACCAATGCCGTTGGATCGTTATATCCAAAGTCAAGACCCAACCATCTACCCTTGTAATTATCAGGCATAGAATCGACAATATCGTAATTGTCATAAACCATACCTCGGAGTCTTCCAGTCTTTCCCCTCGCATATACACGGTGAAGCTCCTTATCTTCAATCCCTTCTATCTTATCATGCTCCTCTTCGGAGAGAAAAGTATTGTGGCGATGATCAGTAATGAATAGCTTTGCTTCTGGCTTCCCTATTATCTTATCATGTACCCAGAAACGAGCTGTCGGGTTATAATCGATAAATATCTGATTTCGTGTCCGGATAGCAAGCTGCCAATATACATGATAAGGTATACCGTTAGCTTCATTGACAAACAAATAATCTCGCTTTCCACTCTTGGCATCCTGCTCATTCTGAAACGAAGCAAATTCTATTATGGAACCGGTAACGCACTTTACAATTCTGTCGCTCTCGTTGAATGAGAACTTATCAGAACAAAAATCGCTATTACCTATTATCGTCTTGACATCTCGATATGCGCCCTTTTTTAGGTTAGGTATGTCTTGGCCGACAACCGTTATAACTTTATTGACAAACGATAGGGCATAATATACTAGCAACTGCAATATCGTATAGGTTTTACCGGAAGATGTTCCGCCCTGATTAATTATGATACGCTCGTTACTATTCATCATGCTGTCAAATAAAGGCAAGGTTGCGAATATGTCAGTCGGCGATGTCATCTTCACTGTTGGCTATCGGTGGTGTACCTTCTTTATGTACAACAGATATTTTAAATCCGCTTATGCCATCATCGACAGAAAGCCTGTTATCCTGTCTGTTTTTCCAATTTTCAGGGTCTAAGTTCGTCAAAGCAAATATAAGTGCACCAGTATCCGGAGGGAAGTGCTTCGTTATTTTGCTTGACTTTACAAGCACTTTACTCCCGTCCTTTAAAGTTCTATATTCATTTTTAGACTCTTCAATCTCATAACCGGCAGCACGCTTCCAAAGTGATTGCTCCAACGTTTGAACGATAGTTTCACGAAACTCTTTTCTCGCCTTTTTTAAAGAGTCAGAAAAGTCAGGTTTGTCATTTATCCAAGTATAAAATGTTTCTTTGCTAATACCAACCTTTTTACAGGCTAAGATATTAGAATCCCCCTCCCTTATATAGGAGATGATGTCATCTTTGACATCGTTAAATTTACCTTTGCTCATATCCTAAAACAATAACCTAAAACTTATATAAATATACTAAAAATCAATCTGATTAGCAAGTAAATTCTTGCTTTATTTCAGAGCGAAGTCGCCCCTTCTCAGAGCCTTCTCCATCTTCCGGCTGTACTCCTCTTTCAATATTTCAATGTTCATGATTTACTTGTCTTAAATA